AGCACTAATGAAGCAGCTTACTGTTTAAACTTAGTAAGACAAGGTGTAAACGCCTGGGAAAGAGTTGGAAGAAGGATTAGCCTAGACAGTCTAAAACTCAAAATCACAGCATTTTGCAGATATGCACCAACAGGGGATGCATTATACGCGAACACCATGAGAGTGTCTGTCATATATGACAGAGCACCGAATAACCCGAGTGGAGGAGCACTCCCCACGTACGGAAATATCTTCGGAAGAACAGACCAAGCTGGGGCCTTCTCATTGCCAAAGATGGGAGATGTGAGGTATGAAAGGAGAGGAAGATTCTTCGAAATCGGAGAAAAGGTATTCGAATGTACACCACAAGTGTTGGATAAGGACTCGGCGAAACCTGCCGAGACCGTGGAATACTGGGAAGAAGAATTCGATCTAAGAGGCCTAGAAACAACATATTCAGGAACGGCAAGTCCAATGACATTGGAACAAATAACGTCTGGAGCAATATATATATACTTCAGAGCATGGAAAAACACACCATTCGAAACAGAGTGGTATTCACCTAACCTAAGCTGGGGTAGTCTTCGCTACACGGATATTTAAGGTTTTTGGGAGGGTGGGAGGTTGTATAATAAAACCTAAATACATAAAGACATCGAAGACTAACATAAGTTATGAAGGAAATATTTTTTTCTTTTTTTTTTTTTTTGAAAAAGCCAAGCTGGAGCTTAACTTAAATTTAAATTGCATAGGAAACAGAACGTGGATTTGGTGCTGGAAAAGGAAAAGAGATGCTGGCATTACAGAAACGAAGAGCGAAAAGATACGGGCTGAGCGGAAGCAAATCACTTGGACAAAAGGGGACTCTGATGTCACGACAGAGAAATCGAATCCGACAGGGTAGAATACTTAGAGGATTATCATCAGCAGCGACCTATACACAGAGGTTAAGTCAAGGAGGAGAAGTAAAAGGAATGGATACAACTTTGGCCACCCCAGGTTTTCTCACAATCTCAGAGGCAACAAACGTTAGCACCGGAGTGGGGGTTTTAAATCTGATCGCGCCAGGATCAGGATCTTGGAACAGGATTGGAAGAAAAACATTCCCGAAAAGTCTGCGATTAAAATACACTGTCGAATATACATTCCAACACACTGCGACAAATAGCGTGCAAGCGAACTGCCTCAGAATCCTTCTTGTGTGGGACAAAAATCCAAACGGAGCTGCGCTCCCATCGTTTAACACAATGTTCAAACAAACAGATCAATTCGGCGCAGAATTGAGCACATGGAGTGCTCCTGCCGCCTTTGACACAATGGATCGTTTCAGAGTGATCAGGGATCGAGTCATCGATTTGAACCCGCAGATATATCCACCTGCAAGTACAAACGAAGGACAATGGCACCAAAATGTCGACGAATTCATCGTGTTGCCTGAAGGCCTTGAAACGGTTTACTCAGGCCAAGCAGACCCTCAAACGATCGCAGACATATACAGTGGAGCACTGTATATGGTAGCGATTTTACAAAAATCTCTGTCATCAGGATATGCAGTGAGACTGAGTGCAGGAAGCGTAGCACGTTTACGATACACCGATTGAAAAATGAAAAAGGAATGAAGATAAAATAAAAGGTTAATTTAACACCAGAAATATGTACTAACCCTAAAAGCCCTAACCCTAAAGCCTGCGGCGCCAAGGGGCGCACGTCGCTGCGCTCCGATATCCGCGCCCTGGCCATGTTGCTAACCCTAACCCTGAGGACTAAGACTTTTAGCGGCGAGACTAAAAGACTAAAACTTTTAGCGGAGTAAGGGGTGTTTTCGGAATTACGACCGGACCCGAGGAAATACGTGTTTCCGTTAATTCCGCCAATCGGGAAGACTTTCAGACTTTCCGATCGGAACACAAATCTATTGGCTAGTGACTCTACCATAGTTAAGATAACTTATATATAGTTGCATAGAAAAAAAATACATTTAGCGAACTTTTTTTTTTTTTTTTTTATAAGAAAAAAAACAAAGAATTTTATGTCAAGTTTCAGAATCGAATCTAAAACTTTATTCTTAACCTATCCACAATGTCAGACGAGTCTAACAACATTCCAGAATCTAATCAACAACTTCTTCAAGGACAACCTGGAGAAGGGAGTAATTGCTCAAGAGTCCCACTCGGATCAGGGCCTACACCTGCACGCAGCTATAGTGCTAAAGCAGAGGCTCAGATCCAGAGATCAAAGAGTTTTCGACTCACTAGTCGACCCGCCGAAACACCCGAACATAATGACGAGGTTCTCAGGCGGTACGCTGAAAGCTTTCAAATATGTGATGAAGGAGGGGAACTACCTGCCTCTGGGAAAAGGCTTCGACCTGGAAGCCTTCGTAGAGGCAGCGGAGAAGAAGAAGAGCACGAAGACGTCTTTAATTCTCAAAGACATCAAGGATGGGCAGACGCTGGACGACCTCGTGGAGGACCACAGCGAATATCTGCTAACAAACCTACGCAAAGTCAAGGAATACATGGAGTTCTTAAGCTTGCGCGAAAGACGTTTGCAGTTTGCAGAGGCCCAAACACGAAAGGTCCATGTTCGGCCTGCAAACAACTGCTTCACGAGTTGGAATCAAGAGATTGCTTCTTGGCTGAAACTGAATCTGAGGGAGAAGAGAGCTCATCGTCAGAAACAGTTGTGGATTTGTGCTCGTCCGGGGATGGGGAAGACCTCCTTAATTATGATGCTTGAAAAAGAATTTACATTGTCAGTATACTACTGGCCGAAAGAGGAAGTCTGGTGGGATGCGTACTCCGACGGTGCGTACGATCTTATTGTTTTGGACGAATTTCATTCACAAAAAACAATTACGCAATTAAATCCAATCCTATCTGGAGATCCCACTCCTTTGTCTCGAAGATGCTCCGCTCCTCTCACCAAAAGAGATAACCTGCCAGTTATCATTATGAGCAACTACATGCCCGAAGAATGCTTCTCAAAAGTAGCTGCTCACGCTCCAAGTAAACTTGAACCGCTACTGGACCGCCTTACAATTGTCCGAGTAGATGGCCCCATCCGTATTGTAAAAGACGATTATTATAGTAGTGATGCAGAAGGAATGCCGGACTTTGTAGATCCTCCTCCTTCTACGGTCCAATGCAGTCCGTGGCAACCAAGTCCTGATTTGCCCGAGTTTCCCGGGGAGTTCTTATCCCAGGAAACGGAAGATTTGGAAGAAAGTGAAAGAAACTTCCAAATGTTAAACGATAATGACTATTTTGGAAACATAGGTCGCAATCGATTATTAAGAGCAACGGATGCTCTTAATAACTAAATGTTGTTATAAAAATAAAAGGTTAATTTAACACCAGATTCGAGATAGGACTTACTCATCTGGATTTTATCTTGTTTTAAGACACGTAAACGTGAAGGCCCCTCCGCCCAATCAGATGCTGGGGCTGCGGGGCTGTACAGCGAGAGTAATATTAGAGATTTTCTCGCTGTAGAGCCCCAGGTGTTTTTAGCGATGTGGGAAACCTGGGGAACATAAGAATTTTTTCTAATTCTTTTTTTATTTTAAAAATTTTTCGAAGTAAAAAACCCCCAAAATAATATGAGTGCTAGGGACATTGAATGGGTAAATGATGAGGATTTCTGTCAAAAAGAGGTAATGGAACCGGAACACAAACAGATGGATACAACGTTTAACCTGATATTAGGAACGATCGTCGAGACAACGAGCACTAATGAAGCAGCTTACTGTTTAAACTTAGTAAGACAAGGTGTAAACGCCTGGGAAAGAGTTGGAAGAAGGATTAGCCTAGACAGTCTAAAACTCAAAATCACAGCATTTTGCAGAT